ATAGTTTTACCGGATGCTGCAGCTTCAGTACTTGATTTTCTGAACTCTGCATTAAGGCCCGCCATCTGTTTCTTTACATTAGGGATCCCCTCTTTTACCTGATCATAATTAAAATCAAGCTCTATCCGTCTTTTATATCCTTTAAACATTATCTCACCACCTTATCTCAAGAAATCCCGCATTGATGTAACTCTTTGAGCTTGTTGAGGTTTTTCTTTAGTTCCGGCATTGCGTATTTCAAGCATTCTGATTATTTTGCGAGTGCTGGAGTTGAAGAACTCCTCCTCTGGTCTTCCTAGTACGATGCAATAGGAATAGTAGAGGGTGTCCCAGAAATCATCGTCTATCCCAGTACCGCCCTTTGGTTGAACTCCCTCACCATGGCCAGGAACTTTTTTTTTGATTCCTCATCAGCTACTGCCATAAAATTATCTATTAGAAGCGAAACGATTTCTTGAAGCAAGGGTTCTCCGCCTGAAATGACAATCCTCTTTGCATCATCCAGGGTCACTTCAGAGTCATACACCTTTATCCCACAATATAGAATCTTGGCCGCGAAATCGTAAGGCCTTTTTTCAATTTCTTCTTTGTCTATCTTGGTAATGTCCCCAAATTCCTCTGTATATCTTATTAGTGCCGTATTATTAAAAATCGCATGTACAACATCCCCGTTTGGGAATGCAATTTCCAGTGGTTCTATCGGTTTTATGGTTATCTTAGCCATTTAAGTACCTCCCAATTTTAAAAAAATAACCCCTCCATTCCACTGAAGGGGTTTCTGTCTTACGGAGTCGGAGCTGCAATCGTATCGGTTGTCTGTACTTGAGTGAAGAAATCCTCAAGCATTTGCTCTGTAATGTTCTCGTCTTCTGAATCAACAAAGGTGTAGTATCTCTTCAAGCTTGTGTGCTCTGTAGCTGTCAACACAACTGAGTCCGTTGAGTAGTTGATGTTAGCTTCAGATTGTTGGACTGTCTCCTCAATAGGAGTAGCCTTGCAGTATAGGAACCAGATCAATTCCTTTTCTCCATCTGTCTTCTCTACTTCCCACCCTATTGCCAAAGGCTTAGGCTGGTCCTCTGATGTTCCGCTTTCAACTCCAGTCTCATATTGTGACCCTTCCATATATCTGCGCCATTTACTAGGAATCTTGTTATGATTCAGTGTCAACTGATAGGACACCTTCTTATTCGTAGTATGGGAAATTGTCCCGTCTCCGTACAGTTCTCCGGATGCAACTGTAGGAGTACGCCCGATCTCCATGGCGCCGGCTATATGTTCAGGAGTTCCAAACGTCAATACTTCGCTTTCTTCAGTTATCTCAGCCATGTGAACGTTCTTTACGTTAATCTTGAACATTGCGCTTTACCTCGCTTTCTATATAATTAAAAATTAGAATCTTGTGATAGCACTTGATGTTTCCAAGCGTATCATCATCGTCTCTTGAATCTGCTAGCTTGAATCCAGCTGCTTTCATGAGGGACTTAACAGAGGCCACAACAGCAGAGTAGTCCTTGAGACTAAAGACGTCCACAAGAACCGTTCCACCCTCTTCATGCCCTTTCCCGTCACCAAAGAGCTTGTCTGTCTCACTATAAAACTGGTAGCAAATAGCAGTGTGATTCGTTTTGCTTATTTCTGGCCTTGAGTTCCATAGCAGAGGCACGCCAAGACCAGATAATACCTTACTAACGGTTTGCTTCATGTCGCGCCTCCCTTATTTTAGTATCTTCCCGACTCTATCCCAGATGTTATCAATGGCCTTGTCGAGGTTGTTAAGTGCACCGTCCAAGAAGAATGTGGGCGTTGAATAGAGGTTCCCGTCGTTTACTATATGCCATAAGGTCCCCGTTTTCTTACCACCTTTGATTTGCGCGGTCAATTCGCCCCATTTGTTCTTCCGTACTGAGAGTTTTACATCATCAGCAAGAGCAGGCCTTCCGTCACGGTCAACCCTTCGCCCCCTGCTATCATACAAACCTCTCTTTATCCTGGATAGATTCCTTATAACTTCCTCTTCTGCCTTTTCTCCTGCTTCCCTCAGTATCTCTTTCTCTGTCAGCTGCGCGTCTTTGACAATCTGTTGAAGGAAAACTTCCATGTTGTCTCCGTCGGTGTTCTTTTCATACTTAAAATCAAAACTCATCCTATCACCTACAAATCATCGTGCTTAATTTCATAGCACTTAATTATGGAGTATATTCCCTCATTATCGAGAGGAAGAACCGCCTCTATGTGGTAGAATGTATCTTTGAATCTCAGCCTCATGTTTTCAGTAACATCAGATCGCCGGTTGATCTTAAACTCGACGTCCGTCCTTACGTTGTCGGCACGTGCTGCATAGAAATTTCGACCTCTTACATATCTTTCTTCCGCGTATAGTGTCAGGTATTTTTCAAAACCCTCATCGCTTAAGTCAAGAACTGGGCCTTCCTGGGCTTTGCGTCTCCATATTTCGATAGATGCGTTCATGGCCGTATTAAGGTCCATCAGCTTTTGCCTTTTATTCCTCATCCGTAACACCTTCTTTTACTGCGTACAGAAATTGTAGACGGGTTATTTCAGAATCGTAGGATTCCTCAAAATACTCCGTCGCATTATTATAGGCAAACCTGCAGTATGCAAGAAAAAGCTCCTTGTCCAAGTCCTCAATATCGGCAGTCCCCACGAGTGATCTGAAATATATCCGCGCCCTATCAACTATCTCCCGGATCTTCGTGTCCTGGTGGGTATCGTCTTCTGATAGACCTACGTTCCTTTTGACTTCTAATTCCCACATTTACATCACCTACTTTTTCTTTTTTGTGGTAGGCTTCTTCTTTTTATCCTTTACTTCCTGTAAATAGGTATGTTTAGGAGAGGCAGAGTTAATCTCCTCGTACCTCTCCTTACTTACAGTTATGATGCTCCCCTTATCTACAGGCTGCATAGTGTGCTTATCGATATAAGCTCTTATCACTTCAGCCTTCATCTATTACACCACCTCTTGAGTCTGAACTACTCCTTCAACTGTTACTGCATTTGTTGGGGCATCAGGCAATCCGGATATATCAAATACCAGGAAGCTGTCATTGTCCTTTGGCTTTCCGTTCGCGTACTGCTTAGCAAGGTATGTTCTCTCATCTTCAAGGAATTTGTAGTGATCAGAGAAGTCTATCTTCTGTGTTGATCCGACTCCCATGAAGTAGTCTTTTGCCATACCCGCAATCATAGTGCCCTCAGTAACTGCTACAGATTGAACAATCTTAGCTGGTATTGGAAGAACTCCACTTACATAAACCTTGTCTGCTGTTAGATATGTTGTGTGCGCAAATATCTTATTCCAGTAATCCAGTGGATTAACCACAAGTAGAACCTGAGGTACCTTTCTTTTTCCTCCGTTTGTAAGTGGTGCCATTATGTTCTTACCTAGATCAGCAGGAGCAAGGCTTGTCAATGCGGTAGCAGTCTTATCAGGATACACTCCCTCAACTACTGCACCTGCAAGGTCCTTCATCATCCCGATAGGTTGTTCGTTTCCTGTACCTGCGACTATAGCAAGCTCAAGAGCTATTGCAAGGGCCTCAAATAGTACCTGTCTCACGAATCTGTCTAACCAAGCAGGGCCAAGATCAAGCATTGCTTTGCTCACTGGAACGAATGCACTTAGTTTGTAAAGACCAGTAGTCTCTTTCTTGAACGCAACATCAAGCTGCTTGGCAATAGCTGAAGATAGGGTTCCCCACCATGCAGCTTCCACATCATTATTTCTTGTTATCCACTCAGTCACTCCAGTGGTATTAACAAACTCGATTTCTGCTAGCAATTCGTGCTCAGCTTTTAGATCTTCGAAAACCCTCTCAAAGATTGTTGCTGGCATCAATTTCTCCGCACCGTCAAATCCGCCTGTAGTTATTACTTCATTGTAATACTCTCTCTCTTCTTTGGTCAGAGGGTTAATGCCTCGTTTCGCCATAACATTAAGATCCGTTATGTCGTCATTAACTGCCTCTCTTGCTTCCTTCAGTACTCGATTCTGAATTGCTTTGGAGTTATCCAGAAGAGCTTTAATAGCTTTCTCGGAATCTCCTGTCTCAAGGGCCTCCTTAAAGGCAACCTTAAATTCTGCTTCGTAATCTGCATCCGGGTTATTCATCCCGTTATGAAACTGCAGGTTAAGTCTTGGAAAATTTTTCATCGTTGAATCTCTCCTTTATTGTTTTTTAAATTTTGAAAATAGCGTACTGTTTACTTGTGCTGCAGGCTCTGGGTCCTTTTCCTGTTTCGGTTCCGGATCCTGAGCATTGTTGACCTCATCGTCTTCTTTCTGTCCGTACTTCTCGAACAGTTTAGTCCTGATATCTACCTTTGGTTCTGGTTCATCGACATTGTTCTGCGCACCCTCATCATCAGGCGTGTCGTCGATAACTACCTTTTCATCAGCCAGACCAAACGCGATACATTCATCGGCGGTAAGCCAACTCTCGTCCTTCAGGAGATCATCAAGCTCTTCTGAAGTTCCTACAAATCTTTTACTGTAGCTTGCCTTTACGGATTCATCAATCTTATCCATATCTGTAGCAGCCTTCCTCAGTTCGTCTGCGTTTCCGCACACACAAGTCCAGGCTTTGTGAATCATCTGCATAGAATTGTCAAACATATATACCTTGTCTCCTGCTGCAGCAATGATGCTTGCACCACTCCCTGCCAGAGCGTCAACATATATGTTTGTATCTCCTTCGTAACTTCTTATCAGATTGCTTATAGCAATTGATTCGAACACGTCACCGCCCCCGGAGTTGATGTGAACATTAACGTCCTTACCTTTCAACTCATCTAGGGCTTTTCGGACCTTTGCAGCTGAGATATAACTGTCCTCTTCGGACTCCCAAGGGTATGCTTTCCTTATGGTCCCGTATAAGTACAATTCAGCTATATCAGTGGCCGCATTCGGAATTTCTACTTTTATCCCCTTTGGCATATTGCACCTCCTGTTGTTTTATTTTTTCTACTCATTCTCGACTTCAACCCTCCTCTCGTGTGTTTGATATTCGCTCGTAATTCTTGGTTACGTATCTATCATTAGCCCAGGGCTCGTCTATTTCCTCGTGCCCTAGCCTTCGCAGGATATCATTGATACTAAAGGCCCCGACTCTGAAGAATCCTTCAAAGGCAGTTGCCAGTCTTTCTATGCCTACATACTTGATCATGCTGGTGTCAACTTTGATGTAAGTCTTTTCCAGATATTCTCCCTTTGTGTAAACCTTTCGGTTTATCTCCGGAACAATCGCGTTAAGTATTGGCGTCACACAAAATGTTATAAAGCTCTCCATCAGTTTTTCTGAATCAGCCAGATCGCCTTTCAGGAGCTTAGGTGGTATGTTCATACCAATGGCCACATAGTCAATCATGTCCTCTATTAAGGCCCTAATATCGCGACCCTCTGTAATATTTTTGGCGTTACCTGCATCCGGTTCTGTGTATGTCATGCCATTAGTCAGCGGCAGCACTGCTGCATCTTCTGCCTCGAAATACTTCTTGAAACGGACGTCAAGGAGTTTGTTCAAGTCCTCCTGTGCCCTTTCTGTCTGTGGGTAGCTCGTAGGCACACTTAATGCCCCGCGCTTGGCCTTACCCCTGATATAGCCTTTTGTACTAGCCTTTATGAGCTTTCCATAAGATAGGTTTATCCCCGTCAAGAGTGTCCGGATATGTGAGTTGTCATAGGAGAAATACAAAACTTCACTTTCCTGTTTAGTCTCACGCAGCTCATAATCTGAAACTACAATATTTTTGTACGTATTCGGTTTAAACGCGTAGGCTGTCCTTTCAAAACTGTCTGCCACATAAAAATTACTACCTTGTTGAATGACCAGGGCCTCTCCCTGCATGAGCATCTTTTTGGTGACTGCCTCCCAGAATAATGGAGCAGACATATTCGGGTTCGGCTCTACATTCAAAAGATAGTACATGTTCTTTTTCTGGAGCTCTCCTTTTGAAAAAGTATTAAAGCTGACGTTCTTCACAGCGGAAGCTATCATCTTCACTCCCGCGTCGAAAGCAAGCTCTTTATAGAACTTTTCCGGCTCCAAGGTTACAGACGTCGTTCCGTCTGAAATGTTCAGCTCTCCGTCACTGTTAAAAAATTCTAAGAACCAACTTAATATCCCCACTTTCTACACCTCCTAATATGTTCGGATGTCTATATCCATGTAATGTTGTTCCGATGGTAGCATTGACTCTTTAGACATCCCGTGTAGGAATGCGAAGAAGCCATCAGTCTTTCTAGTCTTAGGCTCGATTTTCTTGTATGTGATATTTCCCTTACCATCAAGGTCTTTGTATGTGTTGTTTACATACCAGCGCATTGTCATATTGTCTCCAAATACCAACTTCTCATTCTCGAATAGATCCTCTATCAGAGGCGCTACCAAAGCGTGTGTCACTGGACCGCTCCTGACCTCTTCAAGTGGAAGGCCCGCTTCCTGGAATTTACTCCTTAGGAGTGTGATCCTAAACTTATCAGCGACTATCGTCTGAATGGAGTATTCCTTCGACTTCTCTAAAAACCAATTGGCAATATACTCAGGCTGTATCTGCCCATCCTTTATGATTGTGACAAGTCCTTTTTCCTCTGCTTCATAAACCGGGAATTTAATCTCACGACTTTCCATTTTTAGTGAGTTTTCGCAGATAAAGGTATGTTCCATGAACACAATCTCTTCGCCATGCCTGAACAGAAGGCCTACACTTGCAAAGTCTGACAAGAGAGCATAGTCTATGCAGCCGATGCAGATACCGCCCTTAAGATCTTCATATGGGATGGGCCTGTTTGTTGCCAGGACCTTCTCCCTGGGCGCTACTATCATAAAAGTGTCCTGCGCAGGTATGTTCATTCTCTTAGTCATAAAGTCCTGAGCTATGTGGAACTGATACTTCATCTTAGTGAACTCTTTCTTCATCTCCACCTGCAGCTCTGGGAAGTAAGGCAACGAAGGACAGGCCTTTATCCACTTCTTAGGGTCCTCCGCCTCTTCCTTCTTGTCTATCTTGTATATCATGGGTAGCAGACCCAGGTCTTGTATTTCTCCCTCAAGTACTCGCTTGGATAAATCCAGCATCTCATCAAGCACCCCGCCTCTTACATATCCGTTGGTG